AATCAAGAAGGACGGCGTAACCGGTGCAATCGTCGGCGATCTGTCCGGAGTACAGGCAAATCTGCCGGAAGGCGATGCGGTTACATTCAAGTTTGACGATCTGTCCCTGGCCGAAAAGGATATGGTAAAGATCGTCGGAAGACTGTACGCGGCAATCGCACTGGTCGGCCCGAAGATGTTCGCAGTTATTACGGGAACATCGGGGGAATAGAAACGGGAAGGAATAGCGTCGATTTGTCCTCAATGACAAAAGCGCAGCTCATGGATTATGCGGCTGACAATGGCATCGAGGGCGTTTCTTCCCGGGACACCAAATCGACAATAATTGAGACTATTGAGGCGGCTCTTTAAGGGTCGCCTCTTTCGTGAGGTAAGGAAATATGCTCGACAAGGTAAAAGTGGCGCTCAGGATCAGCACAGACGCGCTTGATAGTGAATTAAGTGACCTGATTTCTGCAGCTCAGCAGGATCTCGGGATCGCCGGGGTTATCGTTCCGGAAGAACTGGATGCGATAGTCTCACAGGCGATAATCACCTACTGCAAGATGTCCTTTGGACTTCCGGAGGACGCAGATCGGCTCAAAAGGTCCTACGACGAACAGAAGGCTCAGCTTTCCACAGCGACAGGTTACACCGACTGGAGGGATGAGTAATGTATGACGGAGTAGCGACTCTAAAGGCATACGGAACGCCGACGTTCGATGCTGAGGGCAACGAGACACCAACAATCACGGAGACCAACGTATTCGTACAACCTCGAGGCGTTTACTCTTCGGAGTTTTACAACGCCGCACAGCTCGGCCTAAAGCCGTCTGTAACGCTTTTTATTGCGAACAGGGCCGATTACTCAGGGCAGAAGGTTGTCGAATACGAGGGGCGCGATTATGACGTCATACGGGTGGATTGGAACGCCCAGAGGGATGGCATAAGTCTCATTTGTGAGGAGCGTGTTAATAATGGCTAAAACAGGGAGCGTCGCGCTGCAAATGCAGGACATTCTCGACGATTACTCGAAGGACGTCAAAGAGGCGACAAACGACGCCATCGAAAAGACATCGAAAGAGTCCGTTCGGAAGCTGAAAAACACGTCTCCGAAGAAGTCCGGAGAATATGCTAAAGGCTGGAAGCTCAAAAAGGACCGAGGCCGTGATGGTATCGCCACAGTTACGGTCCACAACAAGTTATACCAGCTGACGCATTTGCTGGAAAACGGCCACGTCGTCCGCAACGCAAAAGGAACGTACGGGAGAACGAACGGTATCAAGCACATCGCACCGGTAGAAGAATGGGCAGAATCAGAGCTGCAGCAGGAAATCGAGAGGAAGTTGTAACAATGACAATTTACCAGGTATTACAGAGCACCGGCCTTCCGTGCGCTTATTCGCATTTTAAAAAGCTAGTCGATCCGCCGTATCTCGTCTATATCGGAGAAGGGCAGGACGTATTGGAAGCGGATAATACGCATTACTGGAGGAATAACCGGTACCAGGTCGAGTATTACTTCACAGAAAAAAGCACCACAAACGAGACCGCGATCGAGGACGCACTCCTCGCAAACGGTTACAACTACACAAAGAGCGAGGACGTCTACATCGAGGAAGAGGGCGTCTTTGTTATTTATTACACAGTTTAGGAGGGAAACACATGGCAAATCGTGTTGAATTCGGTATCAGCGAGCTGCACGTCGGAACCTATACCGTAAGCGATCAGAACGTCGTTACTCTCGGCACTCCATACGCTCAGAAGGGCGCGGTGAGCTTTTCACCAGAAGAGCAGCAGGAACAGAATGTTTTTTATGCAGATAACAGCGCCTACTGGAGCGGATACTCCGGCGGCACTCTCGAGGGTGATCTCGAGGTCGCAAAGTTTGACGACGCTTTTAAGACTCAGTTCCTCGGATATGCTGCGCTGACTAACGGCGGACTGGCGAACGTAAAGAACGCAACGAAGCCGAACGTATATATTGCGTTCCAGGTCGAGGGCGATGCAGAGAGCAGAAGAGTAATTCTGTATAACTGCTCACTCGGAGGAATTAACAGAGAGTACAACACTATTGAGGAGAGCAAGGAACCGACAACGGAGACGATCGGCGTCACTTGTACCGGAGATATTCCTACAGGCGTAACAGTTGCATCATTCAAGCCGGGCGATGATGGCTATGATACTCTGTTCACGGCTCCGACAGCTCCGGCTCTGGCTCCGTAAGGAGAGTAAGAACAAAGAGACACTGAGGCGGGGCAAATGCTCCGCCTTTTTGGTGTATAAGTGGAGGATAAACGATGGAAAAAACGATCAAAATAGGCGAAATCGACGTCAAGCTGAACAACAACGCGGCTTGGTGCATGGAGTACAAAGACCAGTTCGGACGGGACATTCTTCCGGTATTGCTGCCGGTTATCGCCTCAGCGGCTGAGGGGCTGGCATCCGTACTCGAAAACAAGACAGACAAAAAAATCGAAATCCAAGACTTGGCCGAGGCGGTCGAGGGGAGAGTCATGGACATTCTTCTCCCGATGTTCCAGGTCGAGTTTAACGACGTAATCATTGGCGTCACCTGGGCGCTCGCGAAATGCGCGGACGAGGACATTCCGGAGCCGAAGAGATGGATCCGGCAGTTCGACGTGTTCCCGCTGGACGTGGTCGTTCCGGAAGTGTACGAGCTTGTAATGAAGGGATTCACGTCAATAAAAAACTTGAAAAGGCTGGAGACAGTAAAAGAGACTCTGAAGGATCTCCAGCCGTAACAATCGACGAAATAATCCTCGCGGCTCTGGAACGCGGTCTCACGATGGAAGACGTTCGCCGGATGCAGGTCGGCCAGCTCGTTGATCTTTGTATCTCGTACAACGAACGGCAGGAAGACTCGCAGAAACGGTCGAAGCTGGAAGAGAAACGCGGAAAGAGACGTAAAGCAAACCAAAACGACATTAATTCATTTTTGGGATAAGGACGGAAATCATGGCCGGTAACATCAAAGGCATAACCATAGAGTTCCGGGGCGATACGACGAAGCTCGACAAGGCGCTCCGGCAAGTAAATAACGAGACGAGGAGCATTGACAAGGAGCTTCGTCAGGTCGATAAGGCTCTGAAGTTCAATCCGACCAACGTCGACCTGTGGAGGCAGAAACAGCAGCTGCTGAATCAGAAGGTCGGCGAAACTCAGGAGAAGCTCAAGCTGTTAAAAGATGCTCAGGCACAGATGGATGCTAGCGGAGTCGATAAAAACTCCGCAGAATACAGAAATCTGCAGCGCGAGATCATTGAAACCGAGAGCAAAGCGAAGAACTTCGAGGCTCAACTGAATAAAATCGGAAACGTCAACCTCCGGGCAGCATCTGAACAAATGAAACAGCTCGGCAGCAATATGGAGTCTGCGGGTCAAGCACTTATGCCATTATCTGCTGCGGGAGCGGCTACGGCTGCAGGAATCGGAGCTCTGGCGTACAAGTCTGGAGTCGCCGCTGACGATCTGAACACACTCTCGAAGGTCACCGGCATCAACACAAAGGAGCTGCAGAAGTATGCAGCGAGCGCTGATCTGGTGGACGTATCGGTCGAAGCCATCGCAAAGTCGCATAAGTTTTTAACTAAGAATATCAATGCAGCGGCTAACGGATCCAAAACGCAAGCTGAGGCATTTGCGAAACTCGGGGTCAACATCAAAAACGCAGACGGATCATTACGCAGCAGCGACGAAGTGTTCCAGGACGTCATCGCAGCACTTGGCGGCATGAAAAACGAGACGGAACGAGACGCTCTGGCGATGCAGTTAATGGGAAAATCTGCAGCAGAACTGAACCCGTTAATTGAGGACCAGGGCGAAACATACAAAAACGTATCTGAAACGCTGGCGAAATACGGACTTGATTTTGTAGACCAGGAGACGCTCGACAAGGCGAACGAGTTCAACGATCAGCTGGATATGATGAAGGTCCTCGGCCAGACGTCGCTCGCAATCGTAGGGGCTCAGCTTGCAGAATATCTCGCACCGGCTCTCGAGAAGGTCGTCGAATTAGTCGGCAAACTTTCCAAATGGCTGAGCGAGCTTGATCCGCGGATACTGACGGTCGTCGGTGTTATTGGAGCACTCGTCGCAGGGATCGCTCCGCTGCTAATCATCCTGGGCAAGGTCGCAACGGGTATCAGCGCAATTATGAGTCTGATGGCAACGCTTGGTGTATCGTTTACTACGCTTTTGGGGCCAGTCGGTATCGTTATCGGCATTATTGCGGCTCTGATCGCTATTGGTGTGCTGTTATATAAGAATTGGGACACTATCAAGGCAAAGCTCGGCGCATTCAGGGATTTCATGGTCAATATTTGGACGACGATCAAGAACAAGACGGTCCAGGCGTTCAATGGTATAAAAAACGCGATCATGGCACCGATCCGGACGGCGGTCGACTTCGTCCGCAAAATGATTAATAAAATAAAGAGCTTCTTCCATTTCAAGGTATCGCTTCCGCATATCAAGCTCCCGCACTTCGCGATTAGACCGAAGGGATGGCAGCTAGGCGATTTGCTCAAGGGCTCAATTCCTCGACTTGGAATCGACTGGTACGCGCAGGGCGGTATCTTCAACAGTCCGAGTGTTATCGGCGTCGGCGAGGCGGGTCCGGAGGCGGTCCTGCCGATCGAGAAGCTCCAGGTTATGCTCGGAACAATGGTGGACAAC